TGAACAAGATGAAAGTGGAAATACAGATGATTATCAATGGAAATATCTTTACACCATAGCACCTGCTGATATTGTCAAATTTGTAACGTCATCATACATACCTCTTCCAGAAAAATGGGGAGATACGACAAATGCTACCATAAAAGACGCAGCTGTTGATGGCAAATTGGAATCTATCATAATAAAGAGAGCAGGAACAGCTTCGATTAGTGGACAAACTTCAGGAACACAAACTGTGACAGTTCCTATAATTGGAGATGGATCTGATGGTAAGGCGATAGTTACAGTGTCTGAGGGCGTGGTAACAAGGATAAAATTAGCAGATACTAATTCTAAAGATTATACTTATGCAATAGTTAGATTTGCTGAAGGTTCATCTTTAGATGGAAAAACACTAACTGTAGGTGCTGGCACTGATGAACCTCAGTTTGAAGTCATAATACCACCAAAGGGTGGACATGGTGCTGACATATATCGTGAATTGGGTGGATTTAGAGTCATGGTTTATTCTAAATTTGATAACAATATTAATGATAAAGCAGATTACATTGTTGGAAATGATTTTTCCCGTGTTGGAATAATTAAAGACCCTTTAGAGTTTGGTGGAACCTCTACTCTAAATAAGAGGACTGCAACTTCTTTAGGTGCATTGAAATTAAAAGTCCCTAGTGGATCTAGTACAGTATTATCTAATGTTGTTTATCCAAAAAATACAAAGATAACCCAATACTCAAATGATTCCACTATTGGTATTGGAACTGCAATTGGATATGTTGCTTCTTGGGATTCTAATACTGGAGTCTTGAGGTATTATCAACCAGTTGGTTTTTCAACTCAGTCTGTTTATGGTTATGAACTTCGCAATTTTGTGGGAGTGGCAACTGCGATTGATGGTGCAACTCATATTATACCTGGACAAACTGTTGATAATTTAGAGGTTGATACGACATTTAATGCGGAATCAATTACTATTGGTCAAAGAAGTGAGTCTTTAGGTCATACATTTATCAATGGAGTTGCAAATCCAGAAATTAAAAAGTTTTCTGGTGAGATAATATATATTGATAACAGAGCACCAGTCACAAGGACATCTTCACAAAAGGAAGAAGTAAAAATCGTAATCGAGTTCTAATCAGATGCCACAAAATAC